GATGCAAGTAATTTCGCAACTTTTATCAGAGGATATGGTAATTATTCAGGAGAAGAAACATTCGAACACGCTGGGCTCGTAATGGAAGCTAGAAGTGCATTAGCTGAAATATACGGTGATATACACGCAGAACCTTTTAAAGACGGCAAAGTTACTGACCAAGAAACTATGGATAAAGAATTACAATCAAGATTAAAAAAGTCTTTAAAACAATCTTTGTCTTTGGACTTTTTGGTGTTAAGAGAAGCTTATCCTGAAGCAGACCCACAACCTGGGGATATAGTTCAAATAAAATCTACTGTTTTAGGACTTAACGACCTAGTGCGTATAGTAGAAATTAAAACGATTAGGGATATAAACAATGTAATTGTGAAGCAAGATGTAACGCTTGGTGAGTTTAATAGAGAACAACGATATATGAAAAAAGTTAATACTGCAGCTAATTATGTTTCTGGATTGAATGACGTTAACCTTTCCAACCCTAGTAAAGCGGCAGAAAACTTAAAATCTAAAGTTGCATCGATAGCTAAATCCACACTTGATTTAATGAGTAAAACAGATTTGATTGAAGATAAGCAAAAGAAAGTGAGTTCTAAAACTGTAACCACATCTGACGGAACTATCGTTCATGATTTTGTAGATAAATCAAATATTAAAGATATAAAAACAATTGGAACAATTGGCGATTCTGTAGCTAGAGGATCACATGCGAAAACAAATTTCACCGAAATGTTAGGTAAAAAGTTAAAAGCTAAAACAACGAACCTTGCAAGGGGTGGTGCTACGATGGCTACCGTGCCAATTGGTACAGACAAAACAGAAAACAGTATATATCGTCAGGCAGAACAAATAAGAGGTGATTTAATCATAGTTCAAGGTACTGATGACGACTGGCTTCACGGTTATTGGCAAGGAGTACCGATTGGAGATAGCAAAATAGATTTAAAAACCTTTTATGGCGCTTTCTGTAGTGCTATTAACGTTATAAAAGAAAATAACCCACAAGCTAAAATATTAGTTATGACGGCTACAAGACAATGTCCTATGGATGGCACTAAAATACGCCGTAAAGACACGGATAAAAATAAATTAGGGTTAACACTTGAAGACTATGTAAATGCTCAAGTTTTGGCTTGCAGTGAATTAGACGTGCCTGTATATGATGCATATCATACAGACTATTTCAAACCTTATAATCCTGCATTTAGAAAATCCAGCATGCCTGACGGGTTACATCCGAATGAACGAGGCCATGAAGTTATTATGTATGAACTTATTAAAAATTATTATCAGTTTTATGGATAATAAAGGAGGAAAACATGAGTAATAAACTAATTACAGATTTAAGCAGAGTTTTCGATTACAGGTATGTGGATGAGAACGAATATAATTTCAAACTCATTTCAGATATGCTTACTGACTTAAATTTCTCTCTTGAATACCATAGAAACAAAGAAGTATTTGCACATGACGGAGAGCAAATTAAGTATGAACACTTACAAGTTACTAGTAGTGTCTCTGACTTTTTAACATATCTAAATGGCCGTTTTAGCAATATGATTCTAGGTCATAACGGCGACGGTATTAATGAAGTAACAGATGCACGTGTTGATAATACTGGTTATGGTCACAAAACTTTACAAGATCGTTTGTATCATGATTATTCAACACTAGATGCTTTCACTAAAAAAGTCGAGAAAGCTGTAGATGAACACTACAAAGAATATCGAGCAACTGAATATCGATTCGAACCGAAAGAGCAAGAACCAGAATTTATCACTGACTTATCGCCATACACTAACGCAGTAATGCAATCATTTTGGGTAGACCCTAAAACAAAAATTATTTATATGACACAAGCGCGTCCAGGCAATCATTACATGTTATCTAGATTGAAGCCCAACGGACAATTTATTGATAGATTGCTTGTTAAAAATGGCGGTCACGGTACACACAATGCGTATAGATACATTAATGGAGAATTATGGATTTATTCAGCTGTATTGGACAGTAACAAAAACAACAAGTTTGTACGTTTCCAATATAGAACTGGAGAGATAACGTACGGCAATGAAATGCAAGACGTCATGCCAAATATATTTAATGATAGATATACGTCAGCAATTTATAATCCAGCAGAAAACTTAATGATTTTTAGACGTGAATATAAAGCTTCTGAACAACAAGCTAAGAATTCATTGAATTTCATTGAAGTTAGAAGTGCTGACGATATCGACAAAGGTATAGACAAAATTTTGTATCAAATGGATATACCAATGGAATATTCTTCATTAACGCAACCTATGCAAGGTATTGCGTATGATGCAGGTGTCTTGTATTGGTACACGGGTGATTCGAATACGGCTAATCCTAATTACTTACAAGGATTCGACGTCAAAACAAAGGAATTATTGTTTAAACGTCGTATCGATATAGGCGGTGTGAATAATAACTTTAAAGGAGACTTCCAAGAAGCTGAGGGTCTCGACATGTATTACGATCTAGAAACAGGACGCAAAGCGCTTTTAATTGGGGTAACTATTGGACCAGGTAACAACAGACATCACTCAATTTATTCTATCGGTCAAAGAGGTGTAAACCAATTCTTAAAAAACATCGCACCTCAAGTATCAATGACTGATTCAGGTGGACGTGTTAAACCGTTACCAGTGCAAAACCCAGCATATTTAAGTGATGTTACTGAGGTTGGTAACTATTACTTATACTCTCAAGATACGCAAAATGCGCTAGACTTTCCATTACCTAAAGAATTTAGGGATGCAGGTTGGTTCTTTGATGTATTACCTGGACATTATAACGGTGCGGTAAGACAAGTACTCACTAGAAATAGCACAGGTAGAAATATGCTCAAATTTGAGCGTGTTATCGACATCTTTAACAAGAAAAACAACGGCTCATGGAACTTTAACCCGCAGAGTGCTGGATATTGGGAACATATTCCGAAAAGTATTACTAAGCTATCTGATTTAAAAATCGTTGGCCTAGACTTCTATATCACTACTGAAGAATCAAAACGATTTACTGATTTTCCTAAAGACTTTAAAGGTATTGCAGGTTGGGTGTTAGAGGTGAAATCAAATACACCAGGCAACACAACACAAGTATTAAGACGTAATAACTTTGCATCTGCACATCAATTTTTAGTTAGAAACTTTGGAACTGGTGGCAATAGCGGTTGGAGCATTATAAAAGGCGAGGAGGTTAAGTAATGGTAGTAGATAATTTTTCGAAAGACGATAACTTAATCGAGTTACAAACAACATCACAATATAATCCAATTATTGACACAAACATCAGTTTCTATGAATCAGATAGAGGGACTGGTGTTTTAAATTTTGCAGTAACTAAGAATAACAGACCGTTATCTATAAGTTCTGAACATGTCAAAACATCTATCGTGTTAAAAACCGATGATTATAACGTAGATAGAGGCGCTTATATTTCAGACGAATTAACGATAGTAGATGCAATTGATGGGCGTTTGCAGTATGTGATACCGAATGAATTTTTAAAACATTCGGGTAAGGTGCATGCTCAAGCATTCTTTACACAAAATGGGAGTAATAATGTTGTTGTTGAACGTCAATTTAGCTTCAATATCGAAAATGATTTAGTTAGTGGGTTTGATGGTATAACAAAGCTTGTTTATATCAAATCTATTCAAGATACTATCGAAGCTGTCGGTAAAGACTTTAACCAATTAAAGCAAAATATGGCTGATACACAAACGTTAATAGCAAAAGTGAATGATAGTGCGACAAAAGGCATTCAACAAATCGAAATCAAGCAAAACGAAGCTATACAAGCTATTACTGCGACGCAAACTAGTGCAACACAAGCTGTTACAGCTGAATTCAGTAAAATAGTTGAAAAGGAGCAAGCGATATTTGCGCGTGTCAATGAAGTTGAGAAACAAATCAATGGTGCTGACCTTGTCAAAGGTAACACAACGACAAATTGGCAAAAATCAAAAATTACTGATGATTATGGTAAAGCAATTGAATCGTCTGAACAGTCCATAGATAGCGTTTTAAGCGCAATTAATACATCTAGGATTATTCATATCACTAGCGCGACAGATGCGCCCTCGTTTAAAGATATAGGCACTTTAGAGACGCCTAAAGAAGATGGCGTTGATGATGGTTCTGAAGTTTCAGCAACTACGAATACTTTAGGGAAATCAGGCTTGTTAGTTGTCTATGTTGTTGATGATAGTACGGCACGTGCAACATGGTATCCAGACGATTCAAATGATGAGTACACAACATATAAAATCGGTGGCACATGGTATCAGTTCTATAAAAAAGTTGACGAAGAATTAACGAAGAAATTTGTTAAAGAAACATCTAACAATGCTTTAAATCAAGCTAAGCAGTATGTAGATGATAAATTCGGAACAACGAGTTGGCAACAACATAAGATGACAGAGGCGAACGGTCAATCAATACAAGTTAACTTAAACAATGCGCAAGGCGATTTAGGCTATTTAACTGCTGGTAATTACTATGCAACAAGAGTGCCGGATTTACCAGGTAGTGTTGAAAGTTATGAGGGTTATTTATCTGTATTCGTTAAAGATGAAACAAACAAATTTTTCAACTTTACGCCTGCAAACTCAAAAAAAGTTTATACACGATCAATCATAAATGGTCGATTAGACTCACAATGGACTGTACCAAATGAGTATAAAAAAGCGGTTTTATTTGATGGCGCGGCTAACGGAGTTGGTACAACACTTAACTTAACTGAATCATATCAAAACTATTCTCTTTTAGTAATATCAGGTACTTATCCTGGAGGCACTTTTGCAGAAGTCAGTTTAACATCTATGCCAAATTCCATAGTAATATCTAAAACAAATCTAGTTGATAGTGATGGCAACGGTGGTGGCTTATATGAATGTTCTGTTTCTAAAACTAGCAATACTACATTCAGAATCGACGTTGATATCCTATATGACATCGGTAAAAGTGCGGGTTCTGGTGCAAATGCAAACAAAATTACTATTAAACGTATTGAGGGGTGGAAGTAATGAAAATCACAGTAAACGATAAAAACGAAGTTATCGGATACGTTAATACTGGCGGTTTACGCAATAGTTTAGATGTAGATGATAACAATGTGCCTATCAAATTTAAAGAAGAGTTCGAACCTAGAAAGTTCGTATTCACTAATGGCGAAATTAAATACAACAGCAATTTCGAAAAAGAAGACGTACCGAATGCATCAAACCAACAAAGCGCGTCAGATTTGAGTGATGAGGAACTTCGCAGAATGGTTGCGAGCATGCAGAAACAAGTTGTTCAAAGTACAAAGTTATCGATGCAAGTTAATAAGCAAAATGCATTAATGGCAAAACAACTTGTGGCATTTAATAAAAAATTAGAAGAGGTTAAAGGAGAGGCTGAAAATGCTTAAATTAATTTCACCAACATTCGAAGATATTAAAATATGGTATCAATGTAAAATATATACTAAAGAAGATATTGCATGGTTTGTAGATATGGAAGTTATAGACAAAGAAGAATACGCAATTATTACTGGAGAAAAATATCCAGAATCATAAAGGTGTATTTTATAGTTTTTATACTTTTAGAAAGCGGGTGTTGTTTTGGATGAAATTCAGAAGATAAAAAACGAACTTGCTGATTTGACTACTAAAGTAGATGGCGTAAAGGAAGAATTAACAACAAGGGTTGATGATATAGAGGTATTAGCCAATGAAACTGCTGATCATGTACTTAACCTTAGACAAGAACATACAAAACATCACAACGAATTAAGAGAGTCTCACAAAGAGTTAAAAGACAAGCAAGAAAAAGTGGTCGACGAAAATTTAGAACAAACTAAAATATTAAACCGAATTGAAGAAAGGTATCAAGTACAAGTCGATACGGCACAAAAGAATGAAGAAAAGACACTTGCGCAAAACAAGTGGCTTGTAGGTGCAATATGGGCGTTAGTAACTATTGTAATGATTGCAGTTATTACTGCTTCAATTACGGCATTGATACCTTAATAGGAGGTGGAAATAATGAGTTGGGCGAGATGGTTATCTTGTTATTTATACGGTCGTAAATGTAAATAAGTTTTTAGTCAGTGCTTCGGCACTGGCTTTTTATTTTGATTGAAATGAGGTGCATGCATGGGATTACCTAATCCAAAGACTCGAAAGCCTACAGCTAGCGAAGTAGTAGACTGGGCACTGTATATGGCTAAAAACAGAAGAGTTATAGATGTTGACAGAGCATATGGCGGGCAATGTTGGGATGTTCCTAACTACATTTTAGAACGATATTGGGGGTTCAGAACTTGGGGCAACGCAAATGCTATGGCTCAAAAATCCAATTATCGCGGTAGAGATTTTAAAATTTATAGAAACACAGCTAGTTTTGTGCCTAAGCCGGGAGATTGGGCAGTTTGGGCTAATAGAAACCCGGGTCATGTAGCGATAGTTGTTGGTCCAGCTGATAAAAATGCGTTTGTTTCAGTAGATCAGAATTGGTATACAGCTAATTGGTCTGGCAGCCCTTCCTATAAAATCAAACATACTTATCACGATGGGCCTGGAGGAGTAACACATTTTGTTAGACCACCATATCATCCAGACAAAACTACACCGGCACCCAAACCGGAAGATGATAGTGATGATAACGAAAAAAATAATAAAAAAGTTCCAATTTGGAAAGACGTAAAAACTATAAAGTACACTATTTCTAGCCAAGAGGTTAATTATCCGGAATATATTTATCACTTTATAGTAGAGGGTAATCGACGACTCGAAAAACCTAAAGGAATAATGATTAGAAATGCTCAAACAATGAGCTCGGTAGAAAGTTTATATAACAGTAGGAAGAAATACAAACAAGATGTGGAATATCCCCACTTTTATGTTGATAGACATAATATTTGGGCTCCTAGAAGAGCCGTATTTGAGGTTCCTAATGAACCTGATTATATAGTTATAGACGTATGTGAAGATTATAGCGCGAGTAAAAATGAATTTATTTTCAATGAAATTTACGCAATGGGTGTAGCGGTAGACATGATGGTTGAATACGAGATACCTCTAAGTATTGAAAATCTTAAAGTAGATGATAGCATTTGGCGCTCGATGTTGGAACATGTTAATTGGAATATGATTGACAACGGTGTTCCTCCCAAAGACAAATACGAAGCGTTAGAAAAGACGTTGCTTAATATATTTAAAAACAGAGAAAAATTATTAAACTCCATAACAAAACCAATTGTAACAAAATCTAGAATAAAAGTTATGGTAGATAATAAAAACGCTGATATAGCGAATGTAAGAGACTCATCACCAACAGCTAACAATGGCTCGGCATCTAAACAACCGCAGATTATAACTGAAACGAGCCCTTATACATTCAAACAAGCACTGGATAGACAAATGGCAAGAGGTAACCCGAAAAAATCTAATGCTTGGGGCTGGGCTAACGCTACACGAGCTCAAACGAGCTCGGCAATGAATGTTAAGCGAATATGGGAAAGTAACACACAATGCTACCAAATGCTTAATTTAGGCAAGTATCAAGGTGTTTCAGTTAGTTCACTTAATAAGATACTTAAAGGTAAGGGGACATTGAATAATCAAGGTAAAGCGTTCGCAGAAGCTTGTAAAAAGCACAACATTAATGAAATTTATTTAATCGCGCATGCTTTCTTAGAAAGTGGATATGGAACAAGTAACTTCGCTAACGGAAAAGATGGAGTATACAACTACTTCGGCATTGGCGCTTACGACAACAATCCTAACTACGCAATGACGTTTGCAAGGAATAAAGGTTGGACAACTCCAGCAAAAGCAATCATGGGCGGTGCTAGCTTCGTAAGAAAGGATTACATCAACAAAGGGCAGAATACACTGTACCGAATTAGATGGAATCCTAAAAATCCAGCTACACATCAATATGCTACTGCTATAGAGTGGTGCCAACATCAAGCAAGTACAATCGCTAAGCTATATAAAAAAATCGGCTTAAAAGGTATCTACTTTATAAGAGATAAATATAAATAAAGAGGTGTATAAATGTACAAAATAAAAGATGTTGAAACGAGAATAAAAAATGATGGTGTTGACTTAGGTGACATTGGCTGTCGATTTTACACTGAAGATGAAAATACAGCATCTATAAGAATAGGTATCAATGACAAACAAGGTCGTATCGATCTAAAAGCACATGGCTTAACACCTAGATTGCATTTGTTTATGGAAGATGGCTCTATATTCAAAAATGAGCCCCTTATTATCGACGATGTTGTAAAAGGATTCATTACCTACAAGATACCTAAAAAGGTTATCAAACACGCTGGTTATGTTCGTTGTAAGCTGTTTTTAGAGAAAGAAGAAGAAAAAATACATGTCGCGAACTTTTCTTTCAATATCGTTGATAGTGGTATTGAATCTGCTGTAGCAAAAGAAATCGATGTTAAATTGGTAGATGATGCTATTACGAGAATTTTAAAAGATAACGCGACAGATTTATTGAGCAAAGACTTTAAAGAGAAAATAGATAAAGATGTCATTTCTTACATCGAAAAGAATGAAAGTAGATTTAAAGGTGCGAAAGGTGATAAAGGCGAACCGGGACAACCTGGAGCAAAAGGTGAAGCAGGTAAAAAAGGAGAACAAGGCGCACCCGGTAAAAACGGTACTGTAGTATCAATCAATCCTGACACTAAAATGTGGCAAATTGATGGTAAAGATACAGATATCAAAGCAGAACCTGAGTTATTGGACAAAATCAATATCGCAAATGTTGAAGGGTTAGAAAATAAATTGCAAGAAGTTGAAAAAATCAAAGATACAACTCTCAACGACTCTAAAACGTATACGGATTCAAAAATTGCTGAACTAGTTGATAGCGCGCCTGAATCTATGAATACATTAAGAGAATTAGCAGAAGCAATACAAAACAACTCTATTTCAGAAAGTGTATTGCAACAGATTGGCTCAAAAGTTAGTACAGAAGATTTTGAGGGATTCAAGCAATCATTAAACAGTTTGTATGCAGATAAAAATCATAGTCATACAATCAAACAGATTGAAGGATTAGAAAATGCTTTATCAAAAAAATCAGACATAAATCACAGTCATGATGAACGTTATCTTTTATCATCAAATGCTTTTACAAAAGAGGAAGCAGATAAACTTTATCAACCTATCGGTTCTTCGCAGCCGTCACTGAATATTTGGACAGGCAGTGAAACAGAATATAATTATTTGTATCAAAAAGACCCTAATACACTTTATTTAATTAAGGGGTGATTTTTATGGAAGGTAATTTTAAAAATGTAAAGAAGCTTATTTACGAAGGCGAAGCATATACAAAAGTATATGCTGGAAATATCCAAGTATGGAAAAAGCCTTCATATTTTGTAATAAAACCCTTACCTAAAAATAAATATCCGGATAGCATAGAAGAATCAACAGCAAAATGGACAATAAATGGAGTTGAACCTAATAAAAGTTATCAGGTGACAATAGAAAATGTACGTAGCGGTATAATGAGGATTTCGCAAACTAATTTAGGGTCAAGTGAATTAGGAATATCAGGAGTCAATAGCGGAGTTGCAAGTAAAAATATCAACTTTAGTAATCCTTCAGGGATGTTGTATGTCACTATAAGTGATGTTTATTCAGGATCTCCGACATTGACCATTGAATAATTTTAAACGACTAATTTTTTAGTCGTTTTTTATTTTGGATAAAAGGAGTAAACAAATGGATATCGGTACAATCGTAAGAACAATTTTATTAATAGTCGCATGGATCAATCAGTTTTTAGCAATCAAACATATTTCTCCAATCCCAGTTGACGAAGTGTTTATAAGCACAGTCGTTACTGGGATTGTTTCAATTTGGACGTGGTGGAAGAATAACAACTTTACTCACGCATCTAAGAAAGGGCAACAAAAAATTTATGAAGTAAAAGCTGGCATTCAGTCAACTGGTGGCGCACCTAAAGTGAACGGAGATGATAACAATGCCGTCGGTTAGGACATACAGTCAAGCTATTAGTTATCTTAAAAGTTTAGAGGGTAAGGCGTGGAATCCAGACAATGCATTTGGATGTCAATGCTTCGATACTGCTAACCAATATTGGCTTTACTTATTTAATCACAGGTTGAAAGGTGTGGGCGCTGCAGACATTCCAACATGGAATGATTTCACTAACGAGGCAACCGTTTACGAAAATACTGTGTCGTTTCAAGCATTGCCTGGCGACGTCGTTATTTTTAACCGTAATTATGGTGGTGGTTATGGTCATGTAGGTATTGTAATAAGCGCTACGTTAGATTCTATAACTATTTTAGAGCAGAACTGGCTAGGCGGTGCTTACTGGAGTCCACCAGAAGTTACTACAAGACGCACACACGGCTACGACTTCCCTATGTGGTTTATCCGTCCATTCTACGCAAAAGAAACGACCGCTAATAAGCTAAGAAGCGCAGTGAAGCCAGTTAAACAAGATAAGTTATCAAAAGGTAAAAAAATCATGCTTGTGGCTGGTCATGGTATTGGTGCATACTCTAACGACCCAGGTGCCGTTGCGAATGGAGAAAACGAAAGAGATTTTAACCGTAAAAATATTATACCTAGAGTGAAAAAGTATCTTGAGTCAGTAGGCAACACAGTATTGTTATACGGTGGCAACTCGATGAATCAAGATTTATATCAAGATACATTGTACGGTCAACGTGTTGGAAACTATAAAGATTATGGCATGTACTGGATTAAAAGTGAAGTCAAACCGGATGCAATCATAGAGTTTCATTTAGATTCTGCTAGCCCACAAGCAAGTGGCGGGCATGTAATCATTAGCGATCGTTTCCCAGCTGATGACATTGACAAGGCATTAAGTAGTGCATTAGATAAAACAGTGGGTAAAATAAGAGGTGTGACACCTAGAGGGGATTTATTGAACGCTAACGTGTCTGCTGATCTTAATCTTAATTATCGTTTAATCGAATTAGGTTTTATCACATCTACGAAAGATTTAAACTACATTAAAAACAATTTAGACAGCTTCACGAAGCGGATTGCTGAAGCCATTAACGGCAGACAAATTGATGCGCCAAGTAGTAAGCCAAGCGCTGACAAAATAACATGGAATTGGAAAGGCGTATTTTATCCTAATCCAGAAAAAGCTATAAGAGTCAGAAAAACAGCTGGATTAACCGGCACAGTCGTTGAAGAAGATTCATGGCTATACACAAAAGATGATTGGGTAAAATTCGACCAAGTCATTAAAAAAGATGGCTACTGGTGGATTAGATTCAAATATCAACGTGAGGGCTCTAGTACTAACAATTTCTATTGTGCAGTGTGTAGAATTACTGATAAGGAACAAAAGATTAAAAATGAAAAATATTGGGGCACGATTGAGTGGGCTTAATAGGTTGTACCTATAAAAAGAAAAGAGGTAGGTTATTTTCTTCCTACCTCTAAAAATGATTATCTTTCTATTGTTATATGAGTTATATCTTTAGGACTAATCAGTCTATTTTTTACATTAGAATCTTGATCTCCTACCTTGCCATATACTTTTTCATCAGAAGGATCTTTACTATGGATAGTTACTTTATCACCGACTTTAACAATATGCTTTTCTTTTAATTTATCTACTAATTTTTTCCATGCATCATTTGCCTCTATTGTGTTTCCGTTTGGATTAACTCTTGTAATATCGACACGGTTAACGCTATCAGGACTAACGGTGCTGTTATTAGTATTACTAAGATTATCTAAGTTCGCAGTCCCAGAAATTTCGCTCTCTCCACCGTTTTTTAATTTATATTTTACTTTAATCGTTTCTTTGTCTGTTTTATCAATGATATTTGCGTCTTTTAAAGCGTCTCTTACATTTTTCCACAATTCGCTATCTGTTATTTCAGAAGCTTTTGCAACGTTATTAATACCATTATAATTTGAAGAAGAATGAAAACCTGAACCTACTGTTGTTAAAACTAAAGCACTTGCTATCAATGTTTTTGTTAATAGTTTTTTATTCATTTTATTTTCTCCTATAACTTATTTGCAATCGATTACAAAGTAATTTTAGAATTATTATTTATGTAAATCAATTAAATAATTATTAACAAATCCATAAAATTTTATCATTGAAATATAATAATTTTGAGCTAGAAATATTCGTCATTTATGCTATAATCGTTTTAGACACAGCAATGTGTTCAAATTTTCATCTATTCGTAAGTTAGCCTTCGGGCTGACTTTTTATTTCCATTATTCACATGTTAATCTTGTTGTTGTTTAGGCAGGTACTTCGGTACTTGCCTATTTTTTTATGCAAATTTTAAAAAACACTTGACTAATAAACATTTGTTTAGTATAATTATATTTGTAGGTTAGTTGATGACTTACAAATTATGTGTAAGGAGGTGAAAAGCCTCATGCTAGACATAATAAAAACACTTCTAGAACATCAAGTATTGGCAGTACTGATAATTCCAGAAGTGTTAAAACAACTTAGAGAATGGCATCTCGGCTACCTAGACCGAAAGCCAAACAACAAAGATTAACATTATGCTTGGAGCCTGATGGCTCCTCCTTACACTTATATAATATAATATTATTTGGAGGTTTTCAATTATGACAGAACAAATGTATTTAATATTGTTTTTATTAAGCCTACCATTGTTATTATTTATCGGGAGAAAAACACATTTTTATTGTTTAGATAAAAAGAATGGACGTAGATAATATGAGTGATTATAAATTAAAAATAATTGAATTGATCAAAAGTGATATAACAGGTTACCAAATTCACAAACAAACTGGCGTAGCGCAATATGTAATTTCACAATTAAGGCAAGGAAAGCGCGAAGTAGATAACTTAACTTTAAATACAACTGAAAAACTATACAGTTACGCACGACAAGTGTTATAATATAAATGTGAAATGGTCATTCTTGAAATGACTCGGTCGCTACTGGCACAGACCGTTTAAAGTGTCACCACAACATGAACTGAGAATTCATATGACGTTGCTGACGAGCGACAAAGCTCTGTGTTCCTGGATGGGAGTAAGTTTGTGTGGTGGTGCATAACAAGTCGCTGAAATATTTGCGACATAATAAAGCATATTATCGGTTTTATTAAGTGCTAAAGGCACATCTTAACCACCCATACTAGTTACTGGGTGGTTGTTTTTTATGTTATATTATAAATGATCAAACCACACCACCTATTAATTTAGGAGTGTGGTTATTTTAATATATGAAGCTAAAATAACTACAAATGATACCATTTTTGATACCAAAAAATAATAACCTCAAAATATCGAGAGAAATAACTTCATTTTAAATCGCATTAAATCAATGTTTCTATAAAAATAAGTCCTTAAAAATTAGTTTTTTCAATCGAAATGGAAGGTAGTATTGGATAGCTTTAAACCGCGTTGTTAAGCCATTCTTGACTTCCGGAAATGGGTATTGATACCATTTTGATACTGAATATAACAAAAAGCCACATTACTGTGGCTTTTTTTGTTTTATAACTAAATCGGATTGATAGATAAGCTTTGTACTTATTTATATCAGTCCGATTTTTTGATTGGTGTAAAAAATAATCATTGATGGTGGATAAAGCGACAACACAAATACAATATGATTGTGGCATTAGAGTGCTGGTCTTTATTAAATTAATTGAAAACTACATCAAATATTCTTTAAAGATAATTCGATATTAGTTCGATTAAGATTCGTTGTATAAGTGAGTTAAAATAAGAAAACTATTAATAATATTAAGTTCACTACAGATGTTGCTAATGGACCATAAGTTTTAAAGACATCTTCACTTTTATAACCAACAATCGCATCTAAAAATTGAACTAAAATCATTGCAATGGATATAGTTATCAAAAATATAGCACTATGAATGACTAAAGAAAAAATAGCTAATAAAAATAAAGGTAAGCTTCGACTAAGTGCATAATATGCATTTATATTATGACTAGATGCACATGCTTGAATTGAATAACCTAAACTTACACTGGCACTAATGATTGTAAATATTGCTAAAACAAAATACATGTTAATCCTTCTTTCTATATTTGAATATAAACAAGTACTTGTCTAAAGATATTTAAAAGATAATTAGAATAAATTTATGAGAAACTGGTTGTTATCATTATAATGGTTTCAAATGATTATAACTATGTCATAAACTGAATTTGTTGAAATTTTTCATTATGTAAATTTATTAATAACAAACAGCTCGAACTATAGCATCATTTTACTAATGAATGCATTAAAGTAACTATGATTAAAAATGCATATTAATTATCATTATTAAGTCTATTATATATAATGAATTTTAACTGGTTTATTAAACGAGAACGTCGGGAATTAAGTAACTACAATAAAAATAAGATATGACAATAAGGAGACTACACGCGTGATCATTGCCATAATTATATTGATATTTATTTCGTTTTTCTTTTCAGGAAGCGAGACGGCATTAACGGCTGCCAATAAAACAAAATTTAAAACTGAAGCTGACAAAGGTGATAAAAAAGCAAAAGGCATTGTAAAGTTACTTGAAAAACCAAGTGAGTTTATTACAACGATTCTAATTGGGAATAATGTCGCGAATATTTTATTACCAACACTTGTTACAATTATGGCTTTACGTTGGGGGATTAGCGTTGGTATTGCATCAGCTGTTTTAACAGTTGTTATCATTTTGATTTCCGAAGTGATTCCCAAGTCTGTCGCTGCAACATTTCCAGATAAAATAACAAGGCTTGTATATCCAATTATTAATATTTGTGTCATTGTGTTTCGCCCTATCACATTACTTTTAAATAAGTTGACGGACAGTATTAATCGAAGTTTATCTAAGGGTCAACCTCAAGAACATCAATTTTCAAAAGAAGAATTTAAAACAATGTTAGCAATTGCTGGACATGAAGGTGCTTTAAATGAAATTGAGACGAGTAGGTTGGAAGGTGTCATTAATTTTGAAAATTTAAAAGTAAAAGATGTAGATACAACACCTAGAATTAATGTGACGGCATTTGCTTCAAATGCGACATACGAAGAAGTTTATGAAACGGTTATGAATAAGCCATACACTAGATATCCAGTGTACGAGGGAGATATTGATAACATTATTGGGGTGTTTCATTCTAAATATCTGTTGGCTTGGAGTAATAAAAAAGAAGATCAAATTACAAACTATTCAGCTAAGCCATTATTTGTGAATGAACACAATAAAGCTGAATGGGTATTACGTAAGATGACTATTTCTAGAAAACATTTAGCAATTGTGTTGGACGAATTTGGTGGTACCGAAGCGATAGTGTCACATGAAGACTTAATTGAAGAATTATTAGGTATGGAAATTGAAGATGAGATGGATAAAAAGGAAAAAGAAAAACTTTCTCAACAGCAAATTCAATTTCAACAACGGAAAAATCGCAACGTATCTATATAA